TTCTCTATCCTCATCAAGTTGTTCTAACATCTTGGCTTCATAATCAGATAGATTATCCTCGTATCGTCTTTCTTCTAGTTCCATGAGCCATGCTTTTACTCTACCCATTTGCTTCCTCGCTTTCTTCTTGTGTGTATTGCTCTAACATTTTGTTAAAGTATTCTGTTGCTTCAAACCAACCTTGTGATATTAACTCGTCATCAGTTAGTTGATCTTGTTCTTTATACCTATCAAGTGAATCAGATAATTCTGAATTCAATCTGATAAGTTCGGTCTTTAGTTTTTCTATTATCATTACTTATCCCTTCGCATTCTAGCCACAGTAAAAATAGATACTATCACTAGTAAGTTAATTAATATATACATAAACATTATTATAATCCTTTCATTAATAAAGTCAAGTTGATATTGTGTCGCAGTCTTCGAGTATACGCGACATGTTCTCGGTATAAATCCGAGGGTCTTTAAATTAACAGATCTGACCCTTACACCCCTCTAATATATGAATTAAAATATAATATAATATATTTATATAGTATATAGATAGGCATAGCACTATCGTTTCTGCCAACCCTCGTGTTTATGTCGGAGATATGTCGCATATCTACGTGAGGAAAGCCTATGCTAACTGTTGATATCCGTGCTCATCAAACGAGTTGACATTTGGACTGTCAAATGTTGGACGGATATTGCCGAAGCCATTCATGTAATTAACATAGGTTAAACTTTTTGCTATTCGCAATTCATTCGGTCTAGGAAATGGCACACTAACTTCTACTATGGAAGATTCGCTAAGAATACTACCACCATTTGTAAAGTATGGTATCTTTTCTTTAGCTACGGGATATAGATTAGGATATGATCTCCATACGTTAGGCATTTTAAATATCTTACGCATGGTTGCATGATGTTTTTCTTCAGCCAATGCATTTGCTAACCACTCTTCCCTGTCTATTTTAATACCACGCATACCAATTATATATGTAGTATCATATAAGTTCTTTCTGTGATCGGTGCTTATTTGAGTATTGTATTTTCTAACTAACTCAAGCATAGAACTATTAGTTGACATCACTTCAAAAGGATAGACACCATCTGAGATCGCAGGTTTAACTTTGAGTATAATGAACTCTACTTGTTTCATATATCCGTTGCCATTCCAACGCATATGATCTCGTGATATGGCTGACCAATCATGCCCGTCATATCCGTAGTCATCACTCTGTGAGCCTATCCGTCTAGCTTTGTTAGTAGTTAAAACCCATGTGCTTTTACGTCTAACCATAGTAAGAGTTTGTTTGTTGTCTACGTATTGTAGATAGTCGCCTTTATCATTGGCGTGATATTGAGGTCTATATCCTACAATGTGTATGCTACCCACTGGCGTTGGGTATAGTTTTATGTTAGCCATTTTGCGTGCCCCCTTTGTTGTTTGTTCGTGCGTCTATTAAGTGGTCAAGTGCGTCATACATATCCATTTCATCAGCAGTGATTAGGTCGCCTAGCATTTGAGCTGTGCCTGTTGGGTTGTGGTATATGATCTCTGATATATCAGCTTGTGATAATCCAACCAGATCAGATAGATTGTATGGTGTATTGTCATCACAAAGATCAACAGATTTTTTCGCGTTTGCTTTGCTATCCCATTTCTCATAGTTGTATATGTCATCATTATAATCCATGCCATTGTATCCGTTGAACCATGATCTGTTGTATGATGTGATTGCTTTTGGTTGCGTAGATATGGTGTCAGTCTTGACATCATAATCACTACCCATACCACGTTGTATGGAGTATGTATTTGATAGCCACATACTATCCATTGTTTCACCATGATCTTCATTGATGATCGTGAACTTACCATTGCTTCCGTCAAGGAATAATAGTTTATCAGAGCCAATAGATTCTTCAATCATATCTCTCCAATCCGAATTGTATAACAGTTCGGGATTGTGTGCTAACATTGGACGCAATACCCACTTCACATATTGATGTGTATCTGATTTGTCTACATCAATCATTGGTGTTGGTAATTGTGGTCCGTTGTGCATAACCCATATAGATCTGTTATGCTGTTTCATATTAAGCACTTCAAATGGGTGGCAGTTTGATTTGTTAGTTCCACCATTGGTTGTGAATCTGAAGTGCAATCCCATTGGGATTTTCATATCTTTGTATTTATCCCATAGAGATACAACATCACCCTCAGTTTTAGGGAGATGTTTAAATGTTTGTATCTTGCCGTCAGCAAGAAACATACCACCAAATCCGTCAGAATTATTGTGATATGCTGATGTTAGTAAGTTTTGTTTTAACTCACTAGCATTATCTGATTTAATAATTAAACACATTAACTTTCCTCACTTTCGTTTTGTATGTTTTTAGTTCTACCCTTGTTATAGCCCTTGCGAACTAACCATGAGAATAAGTAAGGATAGGAACCTTTATTCTCAGATGTATTCATATAGCTAACGAAGTTAGTATATGATAACCTATTTACTGTATCGGTATCTTTGTCCATACCCACAGTTCTTACAAAGTTGCACAGTGCGTCTACAAATTCAATGTTTCGCATGATACCTTGTTTGGCAATATTACCTCTGAATATTCTGAACTCAATAGTTTTTGGTTTGTGTGTTGCCAGTGCTTCATACTTATCTGATCTTTGTAATGCGTCTTTGATACCTTTGTATTTCTTAGCTGACCATTGCCTTGAATCACGACCTGCAATAGATTCCATAAACCTAGCATTAGCCTTGCCATTGACGAACACTAATAGCTTACCAATTTCAAGTGGTGTTAGTGAAGTGCGATCAACGTGTATGTGCATACCACAAGTTTCAGTATGCCATGATGATAGTTGATCTGAATAATTTGCCTCACAGAATTTAATCCAACCCTCTTTGAGTGCTGTTATAGTTGCTGGTGCTGATACTATTTCAAAACCATTTTGCAAGGAGCCGTCATGTTTGCACAATGCAAAGTTATCCATAGTAGTAGCCACCATTTCAGCAATATTACTAGAGCAATCGTTTCTTCTCTCAACCTCAATCTCAGTTGCTAGTAGTCGCTTCTCATTGCCATGATATATGGGACTGAGTTGTTCTGTCACATCATAGTCATAGCCATATACCCCATTGTAATATCCGTCCCCATCTTCATCATCATAAGGGTAGTCATCATCATGGTAGTATTCGTCATGCTGTTCGTGATATCTGTAATTATCACTACAACAAGAGCCTACATAATTGTCATATCCTGCAACGTATATACTGTCATCTTGATGAGCTACTTCGCCACAGTCATTACATTCTATATAGCTTTCTGATATGGTAGCAAACAGATTTGAGAAATGTCGTTCAAGAGAATATGCTCTTGAAGAATTGTGTCGATCTGCATTTACAAAAATGTCTGATCTTAGAAAGCGTCTAACCATATCGTATGCGTCTTTGATATTTTCATACAATTCAATACCCTCAACACCATACTGATCTGTAAAATCACTAGCATCATAGCGATCATATTTCAAGTGATAATACATACCATACAAAGATAAATCACAGTTTAAGCAGTTCTCGTTTCGTAGTTTACTTAATAATGTCATTAAAACCTCACTTTCATTTCATTATTAAAAACATTATACAGATAACCACGACAAAGTAAATTGACCACTTTGTCGCAGTTATAACTTTGTTGAAGTCAACCCTCAGCATATCAACCTCCATTAATAGCTGTTGTATCGACTTGAACAGAATTCTCAGTTGACATTGAATTACTAGTATATAATACAGTAAATCCTTGTTTCTTCAGCTGAGTATTAAATCGTGAATAGGTGCTTGGATATGCCTTGCCTTGCCTATCCAAAGTTGGTGTTTCACTATTCATAAATGTAATAGCGAATTCATATAGTGCTTTGACATTGCCAAAGACCTTTGGCACATCTAAGTAATTAGAACGTGCTAAATATACAGTTTTTGCCATGTTATTTATAGCCCCCCATAGACCATATTTGTAAGTCGTTAATATCTAAGTTGTTTAGTCGTTTGTTAGATTGTGAGTGTATTCGATCAGCAAATCTATGCTTATCAAATCTGTTATTACTACTTGCCATGATATACACGATATCGTCAACCATAGCTTTAGTCGGGTTGTGTTTTGCTATTAAGTCAGCAAATTCTATGAACTGTTTTTTAGATAATGCCACGTTTTAACCCCCTTAATTTTTGTATTATTTTTACAATGTCAGCATTTGACATATAGACTTCGTCATCATAGTCAGCAAATTCACGATCTACTATTTCGTGTTGCATTTGCTCAATTATGAATTCAATCTCATTGAGATTTAATTCGATTTCATTAACTACCATTTTTATTACCTCACGATTTTATAATTTAAGTATAGCACCATGATTTTAAAAATCACTGTGCAATCTGTCGCACCTAGCAATTATCTGCTAGATGCTAATTTCATATATTTTTCATAGTCGGGGTGTTGTTGTGCTTTTCTAAGTAAAGACACGCGACCACCATCAGAAAGCCTTTGATTTTCAGAATTAAAGACATAACCCGTAAAAACGGATTTTGCTGAACTTTCGTATTTATCTTTTTGACCATTGAAAATGGGTGATTTACCAATCGGTAAATAACCACGACCAATGATACCCATTCTTGATTTCATTTTTATTCCCTCACAATCTAAAACCATTATCTCACAACCAGTTTCAAAATCAAGAACTTTTTTGAGGGTGCGACCAGAATATACAAATCGACCTTTATTATCAAAGTTAATGACTTTGAAAGTAGTTGTTTAAAGTAGGTTTATCATCTCAAATTCAAATCAATAAATCTACTTAAAGAATGTAAACAAATGTAAACAGATTAGTCATATAGTATATATAAAATAGCCGTATTTATGCGACTATTTGCCCTGCGACATATCGTCACACCCTGCGTCAATTTGTCGCATGTGGCATAGTGTCGCACCTACTTTTGGGCGTGGGGTGCCCTACGATTTACACGCATCAGTTTTTCTTCCTAGCGATAACTCTAGGCATTAGCCCCCGAAGGGGCTAGTGTCTAAATTTATCTTGGCACTGTATCATATACCCTAGCAAACCACCCTGTGTCATTTTGCCACACTTTGTATACAGGTGCGACATTTCGCGACTTGTAAATTTTGTTAGTGTTCTGCTCAACCATTGCCTTAATTAAAGGATATGATTTATTTTTTAAAAGTTTTCTTTTTATCATGCTATAAGTATGACACAATTTAAAAATAAAAGATATGTGCAGATTGTCGCAGGGGTTTTGGGCGTGTGTTCGTAGTTTGTTTCAGTATATGGAACGTATATGCTGGAGCTGGATTTGTTAGGCTTGAGCTGATTAGGGTATATAGGAGGGGGGAGGGGTTTTTATATCAACCCCCACCCCAAAAAAACGCGTGTGCACTAGCATACATAATGCGTCAGAAAAAATTTTAGCAAAAATTTAAACTTTTTTATTTTCGCGTCTAAGCTGGTGTATGTAATCGTGCAGGCGCAGATCAGGTCTGTTAAGATTTCGCGTGCCCCTCTCCTCAGAGAGATAAGTAGAAAGTATTTCCACAAAATCCTTAGGGCTTAAGTTATTAGATAGCGTTTTCAAATAGCGGTTTATGTGCCGCTTCACTTTTTCTGGGGTTAGTATTCTATGGGATTCTTTCATAGCGCGCGCTAACTCCTTCTATCTGTGCGAGGGGGTATGCCCGAAGGCATTTTTAACCCCCTCTTCTTACAGGAGACACCCTCGGGGAGAGGGATGCTGTAATGCTATCATAACAACCCTTGTTTACACAAGAGGGGTATGTTATAATTTTTTCTATATGGATACAAATAAACCCTTGACAGGGAGACAAGAACTATTCTGTCAAGAATACATTAAGGATCTAAACTCAAAGGCAGCGGCAAAGCGCGCAGGTTACTCAGACAAAGTAGCAGACGCGAAGTCGTATCAGTTCTTAAAGATGGATCGTATTAGAAATAGAATATCAGAATTAAAAAAAGATTCTATGAAAAGACTGCAGCTTGATGCAGATGATATATTAAGAAGGTTAGTGCGTATCGCGGATCAAACAGAACAAACAGGCGATTACAATGCAGCCATTAGAAGCTTAGAGTTATTGGGGAAACACAAAGCACTATGGACAGACAAGACTATAAATGAGACTACGTTAGTAAATGCATTTGCATCTGGTAATTCTGATGAAGATATAAAACGAGATGTAGATCGTTTGAAAAGAATAGCTACACCTAAATTAAAAGTTATATCGGGAGACAAGAAATGATTTTAACACCTAAGCTAGAGCCGTACGCAAAACAACCAGATGTGGATATTTATTCTCAAATAGTTTTGTGGGGCGGCATTGCATATATCGCCAGATAATAGTTTACCCACTGTAGAGGACAGAGATGCAGCAACGCGGCTAGCTGTAAAGCAAGCACGTGAGGACTTGTTAGCATTTGTTATGTTAATGAATCCTAGTTTCAATGTAGGACCTCATCACCGATTACTATGTGATGAGCTAATGCAATTAGAACGCGGAGAAACTGATCGTCTGATGGTCTTCGTTTCTCCCCGTTCTTCTAAGTCTTTAATCACATCTACATATTTTCCTGCTTGGGCATTGGGGCGTAATCCTTATTGGCAAGAAATAGCTGTATCTCACTCAGATGATCTAGCTACTAAGTTTGGTAGAGCTATACGTGATATAATAAATACAGCTGCATACAATACAATCTTTCCTAAAGTTAAAATTAAAAAAGATAACCGTGCTGCAAACTCCTGGGCACTAGAAGAAAGTGGTAAACAAGCTGGAAGTTTCTTAGCTGCTGGTTCTGGATCAGGTATTGCAGGTTTCGGTGCACACTTAGCTATCATTGATGACCCTATATCAGAGCAAGATGCGTTTTCTAAGACTAGAAGAGAGCAACTAAACGAGTGGTACTCCTCTGGTTTGCGTACAAGACTGATGCCAGGTGGAAAAGTTGTGCTAGTTATGACAAGATGGCACGAAAATGACCTAGCAGGTCACCTATTAAAACAACAAGAAGCTTCACCATTAGCAGATAAGTGGTCTGTTATCAGAATACCTGCTTTAAATACCTCTGAATCTGCAGACAGACTGCAAGAAGCTAGAGTAGATTTAATAGATCAAGGGTATTTAACAGAAACTTACCCTTTACCAGAGCTAGGCAAGTCATTTTGGGAAGAACCTGACCGCGAAAATGGATTTTGCTGGTCAACAGAGGACATAATACGTACAAAAAACAACACACCTGCGTTTAAATTTGATGCATTGTACTTACAAAGCCCATCATCGGAAACGGGGGGCATCATTCAAGTAGATTACTGGCAAGATTGGACTAGTGAAGACCCACCCGAGTGTGATTTTATTATACAATCTTGGGATACGGCTTTTTCTACTAGAACAACTGCAGATTATTCTGTAGTTACTACGTGGGGAATCTTTAAACAAGACGAATTAAGTTTAGCAAACATGGTTTTGCTAGGAATGGAGAAAGGTAGATGGGATTTTCCTACATTAAGACAAAAAGCTGTAGATAAATTTATGGCGCACAAGCCAGATTCTATTGTTATTGAGAAAAAAGCTTCAGGTCAATCATTAATACAAGATTTAAGACTTGCGGGACTACCTATCCAAGAATACCAACCAGACAGAGACAAAGTATCTAGGGCATACGCAGTAAGTTCTTTATTTCACAACTCAAGAATCTTTGCTCCTCTAACTAAAATGTGGGCAAAAGAAGCTATAGAAGAATGTAGACAGTTTCCATCAGGACCACATGACGATATTGTAGACTCAGTCACTCAAGCAGTGTTATATGTTCGTAATGGTGGATACTTAGAGCATAGTGATAATTCATGGCTTGACTTAGATGAGTCGGCAGTGTATAATAGAAAACGCAGACGTTATTATTAAGGATTGATAAATGGCAGTAGAAAAACAAATTGAAGTTCCAGAGGGAGAAAACTTATCTCTCTTTGATGAAGTAAGCGGACCAGAAAAAGATATTGATGTAATGGCTACACCTGATGGTGGAGCTGAAGTTACATTACAAGACAATGCTATCTTAGAAGAAGCAGAATCCATGGGTCTATTTGATGACATGGAAACAAATCCAAGCGCTACACAACATGATGCTAACTTAGCAGATTTTATAGATGACAATGATTTAAGCTCATTGGCTAATGAATTACAAGATTCATTTGAAAAAGATAAACAGTCTAGAGATGAGTATGATGTTATAGCTGAAGAAGGTGTAGATTTATTAGGATTCAAATCAGACGATAGTGATGAGCCATTTGCTGGTGCAGCTTCTGCTTCACATCCAGTACTCGCTCAAGCAGTAGTAAAATTTCAAGCTAAAGCTTATAAAGAATTATTCCCAACAGAAGGACCTGTGCGTACAAGAATTGTTGGCTTCCAAACTCAACAAAAAATGGAACAAGCGAATCGTGTTCGCCACTTTATGAATTATCAAACACAAGTTCAAATGCCAGAGTATGGTCCTGAACTAGATCGTTTATTATTTTATGTAGCTCTTTATGGTTCAGCATTTAAGAAAACTTATTGGGATGTAAACTTACAAAGACCAAGAACTGAATATATTAAAGCACAAGATTTTTATGTAGATTATTATGCATCTGATTTAGAAAATGCAGAAAGATTTACACACAAGTATTCTATGTCTATGAATGAAATTAAAAAATTTCAAATGGCTGGAACTTTTGCAGACGTAGATGTAAGCGAAAGTAATATAGACGAAACTTCTGCACAAGAAGCTTCAGATGAAATACTAGGTGTTACTAAACCTTATGGCGAAACAGAACGTGTAGAAATTTTAGAAATGCATGTTAACTTAGACTTACCTGGATTCGAAGATCCTGATGGTCTAAAACTTCCTTACGTAGTTCATATGACTGACGAAGGTAAGATACTAGCAGTAAGAAGAAACTGGAATGTAGAAGATATAAAGAAAGAAAAGAAAATGTACTTTACACATTACTATATGATACCTGGTTTAGGTTTCTATGGTTATGGTTATTTACATTTAATTGGAGGTTTAACTAAGACAGCAACTTCATCAATGCGACAATTGATAGATGCTGGAACGTTTGCAAATTTACCTGGTGGGTTTAAAGCACATGGACTTCGAGTGCTTGCGCCTGATGAGCCAATCGCTCCTGGTGAGTGGAGAGAAGTAAACAGTCCTGCGGGTGACCTAGGCAAGTCTCTACAGCCTTTACCATTTAAAGAACCTTCAGGTACCCTATATAATTTAATGCAGTATGTAGTAAATGCTGCTAAAGAGTTTGCTGACTCGACTGACAACATAGTAGATCAAGCATCTAACTATGGTCCTGTTGGTACGACTATGGCTTTGCTAGAGCAAAGTTCTAAGTTGTTCAGCGCAGTGCACAAGCGTCTGCATAACGCTCAATCCAAAGACCTGCGAATCTTGGCGAGACTAGATTTTGAGTATCTTCCTGATCTGTACCCGTATGAGATCGCAGGTGGTGCACAACAAGTTTTTAAAAATGATTTCAATTTAAAATCAATTGATGTTCTTCCTGTATCAGATCCTAATATGCCAACTGAAGCACACAGGATTGCAAAGATAAATGCGATTATGCAAATAGCTCAACAAAATCCTAATGCTTATAACATGGAACAAATTGGTATGGAGTTATTTTCTGCGATGGGTATTGAAGAACCTCAAAGATATTTAAAGAAAAGTATGCAACCTATATCAGCTGATCCTGTAACTGAAAACATGGCTTCAATGAAGGGGGCACCGTTAGCACCTAGACAAGATCAAAACCATGATGCTCATATAGTAGCTCATGCTGCTATGATGCAGAATCCTGCATATAAAGAAAACTTACCTATGATTCAAACATTAGCTGCGCATATACAAGACCACTTAGCTATGAAATATAAAGGCGAAGTAATACAAATGATTCAAGATCCTCAACTAAGGCAAGCTGTAGGTTCTGGTCAACAGTTACCACCTGAAATAGAAAATCAAATAGCTTTATTAACAGCCAATGCTTCTGACTCTTTATTAAAACTAGATGAAGAAAAAAGAAAAATAATGGCGGGCGAAAAGAAAGATCCTCAAGAAGAACAAGTAGAAATTCAAAAAGAAGATCTAGAATTACGTAAAGCAAAACTAGCTTTAGATGCTAAGAAACATCAAGATGAAATAGCATTAGAAGAAGCTAAAGTTATTATTGATGATGAGAATACAGATCTAGAAAGAGAACGTAAAATGACAAAGGATGCTATGGATATGGCAAAAGATGGAATACGAAAAGCAAGTGTTATGATTAAAAGGGAGGGTATGTAATGCCTAAAGATCCTAGACTAGCTAGAGCTGGAGTGTCTGGTTTTAATAAACCTAAAAGAACTCCCAATCATCCTAAAAAGTCTCATGTTGTTGTAGCTAAAGAAGGTAATAAAGTTAAAACAATTAGATATGGGGAACAAGGTGCAAGCACTGCTGGCAAACCTAAAGCAGGTGAATCAGCTAGAATGAAAGCGAAACGTAAATCATTTAAAGCTAGGCATGGTAAAAATATAGCGAAAGGAAAAATGTCTGCTGCATACTGGGCAGATAAAAGTAAATGGTAGCCAAGAAAAAATCAACTGTAAATAAAGCAGGCAATTATACTAAGCCTGGAATGCGTAAAAAAATATTTAATAGAATTAAAGCACAAGCTTCACATGGAACTGCTGCGGGACAATGGAGTGCCAGGAAAGCCCAAGCATTAGCAAAGGCTTATAAAAAAGCAGGTGGCGGATATAAGTAATGGCTCGCGCTAAATCTCAAAAAAGTTTAACAGAATGGGGAAAGCAAAAGTGGAGAACTAAATCTGGCAAACCCTCTAGCAAAACAGGTGAAAGATATTTACCTTCAGCTGCTATAAAATCTTTATCTTCCGCTGAATATTCTAGAACTTCTGCAAAGAAAAGAAAAGATAAAGCTGCAGGAAAACAATTTAGTAAACAACCCAAAGCAATAGCTAAAAAAACTAAAAGCTATAGAACATGAAACAATTATTAATAGTATTAGCTTTATTTACAGCAGTAGCAATAGCTACAGATTCAAGAGCTGAAACTAATACCGTGTCGAGCACGGTAGTTACTAATTCAACTCCACCTACAGCAAATGCTCCATCTATAATCAACTCAAATAGTGATATATGTAAAGTGGGTGTTGGTGGAAGTGTACAGAATAATGTATTAGGCGTAGCTACAGGTATATTAGTAGATGATAAACTTTGTCAAAATTTAAAATTATCACGTTCATTATATTCAATGGGTATGAAAGTTGCAGCAGTGTCAGTGTTATGTCAAGACTATCGCGTCTGGACAGCAATGAATGATGCAGGAACTCCTTGCCCTGTAAATGGTGGACTCATAGGAGCAGAGGCTGCTGAGTATTGGGAAAATAATCCTGACAAAATTCCAGACGGTAGTAGATATAAATCTGAATACATACAGGCATCTAAACCTGTAGAAGGAGAGTTAAGTGATGCAGGACATATTGCGCTTTATAAAGCTTTGTTCCTTATTACTACTGGTCTCCTCTTATTCTAAAGCAAGTTGCTTACCAGATGTAACAGGACTTTGTGTACCTGGAGTAACAATCACAGAAGACACTCAAGTAGAAATTGAAGAAGAAGATAAAGGTACAGAAATTGTTACCACAACTACAACCACTGTAACCACTACAACTACTACAGTAACAAACGAAGATTCAGGAAATATATTAGATGGGTCTAACGGATATGTATCATCTGGTAAAGAAGGCGACATGATATTGATTGGGGCGGTCAAGGTTCTGCAAGCATGCCTACTGGTAATTCTTGTTATGGTTTAGGTACAGATAAATGTGCACAGATAACGGGCAGTGGCAACTCAACATCAACAATGGGTGTTTCAGGTATGGGTACAACATTTATAAATGTAATTGATGTATCTGATCTTGAAATAGACAATGGGGGGAAAGTTAAATATACAATAGAGGTAGACAAACAAGATGCTCAAGATAGAATCTACATGCACATTACAGGAGTTAATGGTAGCAACACAGTCTTTTCAGGAACTGATATATTGTCTGAATCTGGCATTGCATCAGGTTACCAATCATACAATGGTTCTTTCGATTTCGGTGGTGTACTAAATAAATTAACT